AGTCGCAATTCTGATCTTGATTCTATAAAGACCCCGCTGCCTGAAATTCACTTTAAAAGGCTTGGTCGCTTTGGATGGGCAGTGGGGTCTGACCTCAAGGAGAAAGCATGAAGGTTGAATTAGAAATTGACAAAACCCTGGAGGCCGTAGATCAGGCTATCGTCCAGGCTAACCCGCCGAGCGCCCGGAACTATCTGGGAATGTCCGGGGCCGGTGAGGAGTGCGAACGAAAGATCTGGTACAGATGGCGGTGGGCGTTTCCCGAACACTTCGACGCAGCCACACTGCGTCGGTTCGAAGACGGCCACCGAGATGAAGACCTGATGGCAAAGCGCCTTCGAGCGGTCAAAGGTATCAGGCTGGAGACCGGCTACGCAGACGGGTCTCAATACGAGGTCGCCGACTTTAACGGTCACTTCCTCGGCCACACGGACGGCGCGATCACTGGAGTCGCAGTAGCCCCTAAGACCATGCACATCTGGGAGCACAAGTGCGTCAACCAAACCAAGTTCAACAAGCTGAACAAATTGAAAGGTGAGCATGGGGAGAAGTCTGCACTCGAACAGTGGGATACCACTTATTACGCCCAATGCCAGTTGTACCTCGGGTATACCAAACTCAAGCGCCACTACCTTACGGTAGCGACACCCGGAGGCCGTGACATCACGAGCTGCCGCACCGACTACGACGCTGCCGCCTTTAAGTTCTTTAAGAACAGAGCAAAGAGTATTCTTCAAAGCGAAGAAGCACCGCCACGAATTTCAAAAAAGCCCGACTACTTCCAGTGTCGTTGGTGCAACTTCTCTGAGACCTGTCATGGAGACAAGGTGGCCCAGGTCAACTGTCGCACCTGTGCCTTCTCTACCCCGGTCCTTGAGGAAACCGCTGGCGCTCCGGGTAAGACCGTACACCGTGGCGCTTGGCGTTGTGAGCGTCATGGGCAGACGATTGGCCTGAAGAAGCAACGCCAGGGATGCGGAGATCACATCTTTATCCCAGACCTCGTGCCATTCGGCACTGCCGTCAAGATGGACGAGGAGGCTCCAAAGATCGTCTACGTCACTGAGGACGAGAAGGTCTTTGTGAACGCCACCAAAAACGCCTGGGACGCTGATCCAATGGAGTTCACCTCGAAGGATCTGCAACACCTGACCCCCGAGCTGATGTCCTCAGAGCAAAAGATGTTTCAAGCAATGGCCGCTTTCCAAACGGCTCAGATCGAGTCGATCAAGAAAAAGCCCGAGGGAGATGGCGTCCCTTTTGATGATCCGATACCTTTTTGATGATTCATTATCACGGTGGGCCTCTTGGGAAGGCACAACAATCTCACGAATTTTTTAGGGGGCGGCACTCTTTAATTAGTTACGCCCACCGCACTGAATTGGAAATCATGGCAGAGGTTAGCCACTCATTTGTTTTAGATAACGGTGCGTTTTCCGTTTGGAAATCGGGTAAGTCGCTAGATGTAAAGGGATACACGGATTGGGTCGATGAGTGGCGTAGACATCCAGGTTTTGATTGGGCGCTCATCCCTGACGTTATCAATGGCGCAGAAGATGAGAACGACGAGCTGATTTCTGATTGGCCTTACCCGGCAGACGGCGTTCCAGTGTGGCATCTGAATGAATCACTAGATCGTTTCGACAGACTATCTAGCGAATGGCATCGGGTAGCCCTCGGTTCAACTGAGGGCATGGAACCAGGCAGCAGTCGGTTTTGGAATCGGATTGCGCAAGCGATGGAAATTGTTTGTGATGAGGACGGCAGACCAAACTGCAAACTGCATGGTTTGAGGATGCTTGATCCCCGGATTTTTCAGTCTATTCCCTTGGCATCTGCCGATAGCGCGGCAGCGGTAATGCGATCTTTTATGCCCGGAGAGCGTTTCGGAATCTATTTGCCGAAAAAGGAAAGTCAAAGGGCGAACATCATTGCGGATCGCGTGGAGGCTTGTAACTCAGCCCCAAGATGGACATCAAACATTTCAATACAAACGGAGTTCAAACTATGTGGGCAGTAATCTATCTTGCCAGTATTGTTTCAGTAAATTGGCTCTTTACTGTGATCCCGCCAATCGGGATCTGGCAACCAACGTCAATGATTGTCGGCCTGACGTTTATCTTTCGAGATTTGGCGCAACGCAAGATTGGTCATTGGGTCATCCCAGTGATGCTCGCGGGAGGTGCAATCTCCTACTTCATGGCAGATCCATTCGTTGCCATCGCATCGGTAACGGCATTTTTAATATCCGAGGGTGTGGATTGGCTGGTCTACACGTTCACAAAACGTCCATTGCGTGACCGCATTTTATTTTCTTCGGCAGTCGGTACACCGATTGATTCGATTGTGTTCACCGCAATGATTGGAATCCTGTCGCCAGCCAATGTGGTCGTGATGACCGTATCGAAAATGGTCGGCGCGGTTGCGGTCTGGTTTTCTTTAAAGGAGAGATCAAATGCCAAGATCCACTAGCACTTCGTCCTATCACCAGCTGCGGGACTCAGGTCGGCAGTCCACCCAGGAGACACAGATCCTTCAGTGCCTGAGAGAGTCTATGTTAAATGTAGACATGACCCTTAAAGAGATTAGCCGAATGACCGGGCTTGAGATCAACGCAGTATCAGGTCGCGTGAACGGTATGAAGAAAAAGGGAATGGTTAAGGAGGCTCCCAAGCGGAAGTGTCGGGTCACCGATCGATGGGTCACGCCGGTCTTTCCGGGATGATTGAGGTCAGTCTAATGAGACTCGCTGATGTGAGTCACGCTACCGGGATTGGGAAGTCCACCATTAGAAGATTGGTAGTGCAGGGAGAGTTCCCTGCACCCATCCGACTGGTATATCCGAAGATTACGGTTTGGAAGTCTGATGAAGTGCAGGGCTGGATTAATGAAGCTACGCAACAAGGCTCAAAGATCGCTCTTGGCGTAACTGCTCAATCTTAATTTTCCCGCCGCCAGGTCTCGGACTGAACTGGTCGGCGTACCACTGTAGCATCTTAACTCGCGGTCTCAGGTACTTGGCGTTGTTATAGGTGCCACGGATCTTATCTTTCTGAACGTGCGATAACGCCTGTTCAATCCAATCCGAATCCCATTTGCGCTGCTCCTCATCGGCATCCTCATCACACAAAGCTTCGTTAAGTGCAGTCGAGGCCATGTGTCGAAAGCCGTGAGCGTGGATCGGGTAACCCATCCTCTTACACGCATTCACCACAGTGCAGTCGCTCATCACTCCGTTGGGGTTTAATTGATTGCCTTTGCCGCGCACACCCGGGAAGACCTGGGGCAGATGTCCGGTGATCTTCTGAAGATCCTTTAAAACCGAAACTGCCTGTACTGACAATGGCACCAAGTGGGGGTGTGGATTTTTCTTGCGCTGTTTCATCCGATCAGCCGGTACAGTCCACAGCGGAAAGCCATGCTCCTTACCCTCAAGATCAAACTCTGACCACTGCGCCAGCCGGAGTTCGCTCGGACGCACCAGTGTAAGCACCTGAAGCTTAATGGCAGCTTTGGTCACTTCGTTAAGACCGCGAGTGCCACCGCTGATCGCTTGCGCGTCAGAACCCTGCCAGTTCTCAATATCTTTCCAGAACTGATAGCGCAGCTCCCAATCAAGGGATTTGAACTGCTCCCCCTGGTGGGGCTGGAACCCTAATGCGTCGAGATCAATATCGGCTGGGTTGTCGGACACCCATTCGTTTGATCTTGCAAACCGAAAGACGTTACTGATGTGCTCCAAGACTTTACCGCGAGTAAAAGTTTTCCCGGCATCATTAATCTTCTCGATGATGTCGATAATGTCACGCGGAGTAACCTGATCAATCTTCTTATCGCCAATCTTCTTGTACACCCACAGCTCAAACCGACCTTCGATGCGGTTGCGAGTCTTGTACTCCCAGCCACTACTCTTACGATCAATCCACCTCTCGGCGGTCACTTGGAAGATCGGACGCTCTTCCTCTTCTTCCTTGATCTGCTTCGGGTCAATCCCCGATTGAAGCTGATCAATCTTTTCAGCAAAACGTCGGCGTGCCTGCTTGGGACCATTAATCAATTCCCCGACCTCAAAGTGAATCCCCTTCTCCATACGACCGGCAGTCACCAGTCGCGGATCAAACGCGCCGAGGTGAAGTTCTCGTCGCTTGCCTTTGATCTGCTTGCGTCCGATAAAGTATTTGCGGCCTTTCGGGTCTACCTTTAAACGAAGACCGTCACCATCGTTAAGCCAATAGGATTTATCTTTTATGGGTTTCGCAGCTTTAATCTGTGCGACTGTCAGTGCCATTGCTTCTCTCCTGTAAGAAGTGGGGGTAACGCTGTGTATGATTATACACAGATTACCCCCATTCGTTACCCCCATTTTCACTGAGCAGGCCAGAGAACGTCTGAGCACCTGTGAGCAGGTTTAATCTATGTTTAAAGGGGTTTCGGAGAGGTTTGGTGCTTTGAGGAAAGGATTAGTGGTGCCCGGGGCCGGACTCGAATTGAAACAATGTATAGGCTTTTAGCGTTATTGTAAAAAATTACCCCCACTTTTACCCCCATTTAAAATTGCCCCCACCCTTCCCGATACCGCTCTAACTTCCCGGCACTGCCTTCGACGGTGGGCCAGGTCTTGACAGTTGTTAGTCCCTTGAGCTTCCTGATCGGTACTATATATAGTACATCGAGTTCGAGGCAGACCAGGGCAAAGAAATCGATCAGGTTGGTGGCGTAAATCTTGTCGCTGTTGGAGTGCTTGAGGGAGAAACCATACCGCTTGCCGTCAGGTTTGGAACAGGTCTTGATTTGGATTCGGTGGATCTTCTTGCCCGTGTCAATCAGGCAGTCATAGGGAGAATTGTCGCCAATAGGGAGGGAAACATCGAAGCCCTGGCGTAGGGCGCGGGAATGAAAGAGCAGCTCTCCGGCTGCGCCTACGGTCTTGGCTGGGAGGATGAGCGCATCCCTTGAAGTTTCTCGAACAAGCCTTCAGGCATATCGCTGAACCAGCCCTGCTGAGATCCCCGTTTGCACAGTATGTCTATTACCGCTCCCTTGGTCTTCGCGGCCAGCAGTTCTGAGTGGAATTGGGAGCCGGGAGAGATAGGGTTCACGGGTAATTTCATAAGTGAGCAGCAGATTCCTGGGGTATCAAATATTGTTTTCGGATGGTTCTCGGTGTTCATTAGACACCTCACGTTTGCGCGGCTTGTCCGGCACTTCGGCCAACTCTGAAATCTGCACAACCATGCCGCGAGGGATGTGCCACAAGCTCCCCCAATAAGGGGATTTACCTGGAACGTAGGTCATCGCCAGGACGACCCACTCCCGAGACTTCTCAACGAGAAGT